CTGGGCAGTTGATTTGTCTACGTACCATTGGTACCTCTGCTTCTCCAAACTCTCTTAGGTCAGATAATGCTTTTTCTGCACGTCTTTCATTAACTCCAGGCATTACTTGGATCATAATAGATATAATCTCATCATCGTTTGCCCCAGCACTAATAGATTCTACCATCTCAGGTGAGATCTGTGCCATTTGATTTAGGTCTAGTTTCTGTAAAAAGGTACGATCTTCTCTTAACCAGCCCACGTATGTAATTAATAAACCACGTTCTAATAAATAATTAGCACCTAGTTCCATTTCTTTTTTAAATCTAGGAATATATCCAGAGGATACCATCCACTTTAAAAAGTTAGTTACCATCTTTGCACGTGGTATATCATCTACATTTACAGGAAATGCTTTAACGTTGGAACGATTTAATGCATTTACAAATAAACTTACTAACCGTGTGATACGTTCATCTATAACATGAGATTCTACATCTGAAGCTCCCTCCCAAGGGAATGCATCGGCTCCGTGCTTACGATGGTCTCTGCTTTTGCCATTCCAAAAGTTACGTCTCTCATCGTATGAAGTACGACACAGATCAAAGTAGGATTCAAGCTCCATGACCGTTTGATCGTAGGCATATCGTAGTGTAGAAACATCGGGGCTATTGCTCCTGTATGTTAGGGCTTCAGAAATATTTTCGTTTTCCATTTTGTTTTGTTATATTGTAACAGATAGATCAAGACATCTTGCTAGGTCTGTACTCATATGTGGGCTCATCAGACTTGTTATTAGCTTCTACGTGTATCACTTTTCCTAGTAGTCCACGTGAAAAACGTAAAGGTACCTTGACTGGTACTTTCTTTCCTAACTCCCTTATATGTGTCATAACATAACTTGGGTTAGGTGCAAGTTGCATTACCTTACCTCTGTATAATATATTTATTGGTATCATTTCTTCAAAAATTCCTTGGCCGTCATCATTGATCCAAGTGTTCTTTCCTTTACCTGTTACCATTTCTTCTGCTAAGTTGTTAGATACAAAATCTTGAGCTTCCTCAAAATCAATTTCGTACTCTTCTGCTATTTCAGTTAATTTCTTTTTTGACATTAATATCCTCCAGTTGATTTGTTGCTGGCCTCTAGTTGGTATGAAGTAACGTGGTCGGGGCCATCTCCACTGTTACTCATTCTCAGGTATCTTATTACATCAAAGAAGTCTTTTAGGGCTTCGTCTGATTTACCTTGAGAGTTGTAGTTTATTAATGAGTCAATTAAATTTCCACAGTCCTTGTGTATAAAACACCTGGGCTTGTTTGCTTGGTCCACTGGTTCGTTTGGATTATACGAAAACCACTCGTCTAGGGCATTTATTCCTATTTCTTCCATTCTACCGTCTGACGGAACAAAATGCATTCCGTAATCTCCAAACGATTTAAACAGGTCATCATTGTTTTCGTTTTCTTTTGCAAAGAATCTAGAGTCTCCAATACGTTCAAATACATTTACACCTAGTTCTTCTTCTATATCTTTGAATAGATTTACGTAACCCTCTACGTTGTACCCTATTTTCTTCGAGGCAGGTCCTTGCCTCCATTTGGGATCCCCGAAAATTGCCCACTCTCCGTAGGTCGGACGGTCGGGCCACTCTCTCATTATGTAGACATCTCCTCTTGCATTGACTGCAGCCCACAGTGCTGTGTAGTTTCTGGCACCAGCAGGGTCAACCACTTGGTATATGCTGTACTGCATAGGGTTCTCTGCTATGTTAGGGAAGGTCATATCGTATTTGTTTGGTACATCCGATAATACATTGACCTCTGTGTTGAACAAAGGTAACAACGAGGTCATGGACTTCACTGGTACACCGTATGCACGGACCAGTATCTCCTCTTCGGGTCTACCTTTAAGGTCTTTAGCTATACGACTGTAACCCCCGAACGGGTTCTCGTCTGAATGTAGGTAACAAATCTGGGCATCTCTGGACGTACTGTACTGCCGAATCGGCACCTCTTTGTCATTTAATAACTTTGCTGGCCTGGTTTCTAGTGTTTCTGAACCCTTAAGGAACTCAGAGATAAACGGTGTGTATCCGTCAATTGGGGTGAATCCAATGACCATCTTAGCATTTCTAGTGGCTAAACGGAAACGTAACGTGTTAACAAGGGCTGCATCCCCTAGGTACTCGTCAAGCCAGGCACCTAGGTTGAGTCCACTAGAGTCCTTGAATCCGAACTCAAATCCCTCCAGGATTGTTTGATTGTTACTAAATTGTGTATAAGTCTTGAAGTCTACCCGTGTTCTCGTATCTGGGAAGATAAAGCTCTGGCCCGTGAATCCATTCTGCATAGAGAAGTTAATGTACCCCTCTATACTCTTGGTCTTACGTTTGAACTCTTTCGGCATCATCTCCCAGATTGCTGCTTGCTGGATCTTAACAGAGGTGTCCTGATTCTGGCTGAAGCAAACTATGTGTCCGTCATTAGATTGTGTCACGGCTTCCATGACCATCTTTGCACACCCTGTGGTTTTGCCCGATCTGTTACCTCCAAGTACTAGGCACTCGTTGTTTTCCATAAGCCCCGTTCTCATACGGGCCCAGCCGTCTAGATCAAACCCGTGCCGTAACGGATCCTCCTCCGATGCTTTGATCCTGCCCTCGTGGGCATTCCACAAAGCCTCTAACATTTTCGGGTCCTTCTCTGCTAAGAGAATAATCTCTTCGTCAGTAGGAGGTATCAAATACGGATGCTTGCTGAAGTTAAGTGCCATCGTCTTCTTTCTCTTCCTCTTCTTCTACCCAGATGATATTCATAGGTTGGCTCTGCATATCTTTGTTTGCTTCGTAAATTAACATACGGCCTACCTTATCATTAGCATAGTCATAAAATAAATCCCCGTCATCATCCATAACTATAAACATGTAGTTACTGAAGTGCTCCCCAAGATTACCTCGGATCCTGTCAAATAGTTCATCGTAGTCTTCATCAATCATCTATATCTATTACCTCTCCTTTTATTTGTTTTATTCTATCCTGGGCTGCCTTGATGGTTTCATCGTAGTCATCTTGTGTAATTATCTTACGGTCCTCCGTAATACTGTGTGCTTCTCCCCTGGATGACATAGCCTCCCTGAATGAATTAGCTTTTGCTATTGATAATTCCTTAAGATCACGGAACGTTACCTCCATTTCGGGGTCCGTCTCCATACGATCCCGTACCTTATCTACTAAATCCTCTTCTAAGGAAGAGATATTCATATAGTTCTTGGCCGATATACGGCCTGCTAAGTCCTTGAGTTTCCCGATGTGGTCAGCATAATCCACCAATACGTTCAATAAAGTGTCCCTGGATATGCCGTACTTACGTACTAACCTAGTTTGGCTTACCCCAGTTGCATATAAGTACAGTATCTTAGATACCTTTTCGGGATTATATCTGCTTAGACTCTTTATATTCTGCAATTCTTTGACCTTTACCACTTCATTTATGGCTTCCCCGATCTCTTCCATTAGCTCTTTTTTGTCTTCTTCCATACTTTACCTTCTATTTATATTATACATTTGTACACAATGCAAGCATTTTTTTCTTGACAGGGTTTACACACGTGCTAACATAGTATAAACATAGCAACTATGTAATTCATAAACATAGATCAAACTACAAAACAGCCCCTCAAGGCTGTTGTTTTTTTATAACTAGTCCAGGTAATAACATAGTAGGGCCATTGAGTTAACTATTTTTTTAGAAGGCCCCTTATAATACGATACGATACTGCCCAAGTTCGTGTTGACCCCCTCCTCCCCTAGGTGTACATTAGTTCACTAGTTACAAATCAGTGCCTATACTATGAGTAAAGTATATATTCTAGGTGTACAGGTACTATCTTTTCAATCTCTCTACCAAATTTAGGGTTTCAGTTTGGTAGCAGTTGTTCCACGTGGAACATTGTAAGTTGTTGATAACTAGTGTACATATGTTCACTTGTACCCAACTGAGACTCAGTCTCAATAAATAGGCTAATTCAACTGTACAGGCCTAGAAAGATTTGTACGTATCAGTGGCCCAATACGAAATCGGAGGCCGTGTAGAGCTTCTTAAGTGCCTTAATGGAGAAATGAGATTCAGTCTCATCCGTTGATTATCAACGACTTACGTAACATTTCAGGGTATATATTGGTTTCATTATTGTGTATACAGCATGGGTAAATCACTATCTCTGAATAAATGCAATGATAGCTTGACTTGGTCGGATGCAGTACCATATACTATGTTCATTCTTAAATTATTAACCTAAAATTACTACTATGAAAACTACGTTTCAAGATACTGAATACAACACTACTGCCGTGGTGTTTCAAAATGACCACCACAAAACTCATCCCTGGACGTTGATCTTTAAGGATGGGGACAGTGGATGCATCATCACTACTGAGTTCCACGACAACAGGCCCAGTGCTATCTACACGGCCAGAAAATATGTCGGACTAGTTGACTAATATTAACCACCAAAATTACTACAATGAGAATACAATACAAATTAAGTATCAAAAGAGTCGGCAAAAGTTGCCGTGAAATATACACCTACGATGATTTAGACAAATCATTAGACTACTACGAATTAGAAGTAGGAAACCCTACTATAGCTCACCTACAGTTGAGAGATACTAACGGGACATTCTACGGGTCATGGGGAAACCGTAGCTAAACTTTAACCTG